CGACAAAAATTGACATAAAACATCTAAAAATTGTTCCAAACCTATCACTTCAGGATGGAATACAAGCTACAAGACTTGCATTAACCCGTGCTTGGTTCGATAATAAGTGTGACGAACTAATTGAATGTTTGCGCCAATACCAAAGGGAGTGGGATGATGATAAGAAAGTATTTAGAGATCGCCCGAAGCACGATTGGACATCACACTCTAGCGATGCGATGCGCTATCTCAGCATTGTTTGGAAAGATGAAGATAGCCCTATCCTCAAAGATACAAGGGTTAAAGGCGTATCTATCGGGGAAAACGAAGTAACCCTAAACGAATTGTGGAAGCAAACACCTAAACAAACATACCGCAGGATATAAACATGGATCACACCTACGAAAATTGGTATAACACCATAGCAGGGTACGAAAGAGCGTACAAGGAATGGGAATCCCGTACTGACCGAATCATCAAGCGGTATCGTGATGACAGCCGTACTAGGAATAACCCCAACGCCCGATTCAATATCCTTTGGTCAAATGTACAGACCATTACCCCAGCTATCTTTGCCCGTCTACCAAGACCCGATGTAAGCCGTAGGTTCAGAGATAACGACCCAGTGGCACGGGTAGCATCGATGATGCTTGAACGAGCATTGGACTATGAGATTACCCATTACGGTGACTACAAGTCTGCTATGAGTCAGTCGGTCTTAGACCGTTTGCTTGGTGGGCGTGGTACATCGTGGGTACGTTACGAACCACATATTGCTGGTGAAGCTGGTGGTATGGCTGAAGGTATGCCCGAAGATGGGCTACAGGTTACCGAGGATACAGACGAAGCTGAAACCGAAGGTGGTATCTATCGTGAGGATCAGGAGCGCATCGAGTACGAATGTGCGCCCGTTGACTATGTTTATTGGCGTGACTTTGGTCATACGATTGCCCGTACATGGGAAGAAGTAACCGCTGTATGGCGTAAGGTTTACATGGAACGCCCTGCCCTAGTCGAGCGTTTTGGTGAGGAATTGGGTAACAAGATACCCCTAGACACAAAACCTGAAACTTCTAAAACTTTCAACGAGAAGATGGGTGAAGGCGCATCCGAAGCCGTTATCTATGAGATATGGGATAAGACATCGGGCGAGGTGCTTTGGATTTCTAAGTCACTAGGTAAGATACTCGATACCCGCCCTGACCCGTTAAAGCTTGAGAACTTTTGGCCCTGCCCTAAACCACTGTACGCCACGCTGACTACAGACAAGCTAGAGCCGATTCCTGACTTTGTTCTATACCAAGACCAAGCCAAGCAGTTAGACACGCTTGCAGACCGCATAGATGGCTTTATTAACGCCTTAAAAGTACGGGGTGTCTATGACGCATCCGAACCAAGTCTTGCCCGCCTGTTCTCCGAGGGTGAGAACAATACCCTGATTCCTGTCAAGAACTATGCCGCCTTCAGTGAAAAGGGTGGAATGATGGGGGCTATTAACCTTGTGGATATTGCACCTATCGCCAATGCCCTTCAGATGTCGTATCAGGCAATGGATCAGGTCAAGAACCAAATCTACGAGATTATGGGTATCGCTGATATTCAGCGTGGACAGACAGACCCAAGCGAAACCCTTGGCGCACAGATTATCAAGTCTAACAATGCGGCAGGTCGATTAAAGACCATGCAACACGCTGTCGTAGACTTTGCTACTGAACTCTTGAGCATCAAGGCGCAGATTATCTGCAACCACTTTACCGATGACACTATCGTCAAGATCAGTGGTGCAATGCAACTAAGCCCACAGGATCAGCAATTAATCCCACAAGCTTTAGCCTTATTGCGTAACGAATCCGCTAAGAACTTCCGTGTTGAGGTGACCAGCGACTCGATGATATTCCAAGACGAACAGCAGGAAAAGGCTGACCGTCTAGAGTTCTTATCCGCTATGAGTGGGTTCTTGCAACAGGCAGTTCCAGCTTCCCAAGCTAACCCTGAACTTACCCCAATGCTGGTCGAGATGCTGAAGTTTGGTGTCACCGCATTTAAGGCTGGTAAAGGCTTAGAGGGTATGATTGACGAAACCGCTGACAAGTTCCGTGAGCAAGCAAAGATGGCAGAAGGACAACCCAAGCCACCTAGCCCTGAACAAATGAAGCTTGAGATGCAAATGCAGATCGAGCAAGCCAAGATACAGGCTAAACAAGCCGAAATGCAGATGCAGTTACAGATTGACCAGCAAAAGATGCAGATGCAGATGGAACTGGAGAAGGCTAAACAAGAGTACCAAGCCCAAGAGAACCAGCTTAAGTTCCAACTGGAAGAACAGCGTAACGCTATGGATCGAGAGATGGAGATCAAGGTCGCTCAGATGAAGATGCACACCGAGCGCAATACTCAGGTCTTACTCGCCCACATCAACAACGGGGCTAAGATTGAGGTAGCCCGTATCGGTGCGGATGAGTCCAGCGGTGAACAGGCTTACATGACCGAGATGGATATGGCAAAGGCTATGGAACACCCATTACAGCCAATTGCTGACGCTATCAGCATGAGCAACCAACAGATGACCTTGGCATTGGGTGATCTAGTCAATACCATCAACGAAAACCATAACCGACCCAAGCAGGTAGTACGAGGACAAGACGGTAAAATCATCGGAGTTCAGTAATGCCAATTTCAGTCAAACATAAGTTTGTAAGTGCCATTCCTGACGCTGGTGATCCAACCATTGTCCAGCCATCAAATTGGAACGATACCCATGACCTAACCGGCATTGGCACAATGGCAGAGCAAAACGCTAATGCCGTAGCCATTACAGGCGGTACGATTAGCGGTGTAACCATTCCTGCATCCAATGTCACGGGTACGCTACAGGTTAACCAAGGTGGTACTGGGGCAACAACCCTGACAGGCTATGTTAAAGGCGCAGGAACTACAGCCTTAACCGCATCCTCGACCATTCCCAATACAGACATTACGGGTTTAGGCACTGCATCGACTAAGGATGCTGGATCGGCTAACGGTGTAGCTACCCTAGATGCTGGCGGTAAAGTACCTGTTTCTGAACTTCCTGCCGCAGTCCTAGGCGCACTTAGCTATCAAGGAACTTGGAATGCAAGCACTAACACCCCTACTCTTACTTCTTCTACTGGTACTAAAGGTTATTACTATGTTGTCAGCGTTGCTGGTAATACTAACCTTGATGGGATTACTGATTGGCTTGTGGGCGATTGGGCAGTTTATAACGGCACAGTTTGGCAAAAGGTTGATAACACCGAAACCGTAACCAGCGTAAACGGCCAAACAGGTGCAGTAGTTTTAACAACTACAAACATTGCCGAAGGTACAAACGAATACTTCACAACCGCTAAAGCTAGGGCTTCAGTAAGTGCAGGTACAGGCATTAGTTATGACAGCACAACAGGCGTAATTACCAACAGCAGCCCCAGTTTAGGCGGTGATGTAGTTGGCCCTGCTTCCGCTACGGACAACGCAATAACCCGTTTTGACACCACAACTGGCAAGTTAATCCAAAACTCAGTTGTAACAGTTAGCGACACAGGTGCTATTGCTGGTGCAACGACCATCACAGACTTAGATTACTTAGACTTTGACACTACCTATGCAACAACGCTAGGTGCTGGTCAGTTAGGCTGGAACGGTAACGACACGCTTGGTTTAGGCATGATTGGCGGTAATGTCGTGCAACATATTGGCGAGGATACATTCTTTTATGTAAAAGCTAGTGCCACCATTACCAAGGGTCAGTTATGTATGTTTACTGGTGCAGTAGGTTCTAGCGGTGTATTAACTGCCGCCCCATCTACCGCTATTCCTTTTGCTGAAGCCATTATTGGAGTAGCTGCTGAAAACATAGCAAACAACGGCTTTGGCTTAGTGCAAAGCGTTGGAACACTAAGGGGTGTAGATACATCAGCTTTCTTGGATGGTGACATTCTTTATTACAACTCTGCCGTAACTGGTGGGTTTACAAAGACATACCCTGCAAGTGGCCCTGTTGTTATTGCTGCTGCGGTAGCCAAGGCAGGTTCAGGCGGTTCAGGCATTCTTACTATTAGAATTTCATTCCAAACAAGGGTAACTGGAAGCACAGGGCTTTCCGTAGTTCAGGCTAATGACACAGTAGCCTTGACTAATACAGGCGTAACTTCTGCCGTAGCTGGCACAGGCATTAGCGTAAGCGGTGCTACTGGTGCGGTAACCATTACCAATACTGCCCCTGACCAAACCGTAAGCATTACAGGTGGCACAGGAATCAGCACTAGCGGCACATACCCTAACTTTACTGTTACTAATACCGCACCCGACCAAATAGTTAGCCTTACGGGCGCAGGAACTACAACCGTTACGGGAACATACCCGAACTTTACGATTACCAGTAATGACCAATACACAGGCACAGTTACTAGCGTTTCTGCTCTTACACTAGGTACGACAGGTACAGACCTCAGTTCTACCGTAGCAAACAGCACAACCACGCCCGTAATTACGCTCAATGTTCCTACCGCATCGGCTACCAATCGGGGTGCGTTGAGTGCCGCAGACTGGACTACATTTAATGGCAAAGCTAACGCCTTTACCTATACGACCAACTACATTCCGTATGGTCAAGGCACAACCACGCCCACCCAATCGGCTAACCTGACTTTTGATGGCACTACTCAAACCGCCCCAATTCAAAGGGCAAGCAACGGAATTGTGACCAACAATAAGACTATTGGCACTAGCTTTACTATTCCATCTACGGATAACGCAATGTCGTCAGGCCCAGTAACCTTATCAAGTGGCGTAACCGTTACAGTTTCTAGTGGGTCACGCTGGGTAGTTCTGTGAGTTTTGCTACCGCTTTCCAAGCTAATGCGTTTCAAGTAAACGCTTTCCAAATCTACATCCCACCCCCACCTGACGGTCAAAAGGTCGGTGGTGATGATGCTTGGATAACTGAAGAAGAACTGCGTAGGATTCAGAAGCTAAAGAAAAAGATTGCTGAACGCCAACGCAAAATGGAGCAATCCATCAAAGATGCCAACGCATCACGCAAACAGGCATTTAAAGATTTAATTGATCCTGTTGCAAAAGTTAAGAAAGCTAAAGTACAATCCAAACAAGAGGTTAAGGCTGATATACCGTCAGACGATACACTAGAGTTACAGCGGTCTATAAGCTACCTTCAGAACCAATTGGACAACATCCTTGGGGCGATAGCTTACAGAGAGCAAGCCGCTAGAATACAAGCGGAGTTAAGAATGCTGGAAGCCAAACGCCTAGAGGAACTAGACGATGAGGAATCCGTATTAATACTTCTGCACTAGACGCTGATAGCCAGTACAAACTAGCTTACGAACACCTACACGCTGGCAGATACGAGTCAGGCTTTAGGTTATTTGAATACCGCTGGCATCCTCAAATTATTGCCAAGCAAGCCCAGCCTTACGCTCCTGCGCTTAAGATGCCCGTATGGAGAGGTGAACCATTAATCAATAAATCCATCACCGTACAGATGGAGCAAGGGTTTGGTGACATTCTTATGTTTGCCCGATTCCTACCTGCGCTTAAGGCCTTGGGTGCAAAGCAGGTCGTAGTCCTACAGGAAGGCACACTTCACCACCTTTTAGGTCAATTACACAGTGTAGATGTGTTTAGTAATGATCTAACAGAGGGTGCGGCTACCCAATCAGATTACTGGATCGGGTCAATGTCGCTCCCGTACTATATTTCTTTGTCGCATCCGCTAGTCAAGGCTATGTTCCCCGTGACCCGTAAAAAGATAGTGGGTTCAGAAGGCTATTTACACGCTATTCCTAGCAATATCCCGCCCAAGATCGGGGTAAATTGGGAAGCAAGCAAGCAAACCCTGTATTACATCAAGTCAATTGACTACCGACACATGGCAGAACTGGTCGGTGATGACGCTTATAGCCTAAATCCTAACTCCGATGGGCTATTTCACCCATTGCCTGATGATGGATGGAAGAAAAACTGGGTGCAAACCGCCTCGCATATGAAGGCGATGAAGGGAATTGTGACCGTAGACACAGGAACAGCGCATTTGGCTGGCGCATTGGGCGTAAAGTGCGTGGTTTTACTACCCAAAGAGGAGTTTGTCTGCTGGCGGTGGAAGAATGCCCGCTGGTATGACAGCGTTTGCCTACTTAGACCCGAAGAATACGACCAATTACCTGACATCATAAGGAGAATGTAATGGCTTTAGTCAAAGTCACCGTTAAATGCCCGCATTGCAAGGTTGATCATGAAGAATACGACCAAAGCAAGTTCGATGACCGTGAAAAGTACCTATCCTATTGGAATCTACCCTTTGAGGGCGAGGAAGCTGACAAGGCATGGCAAGCAAAGCTAGAGATGACACCCAAAGAAGCCCCAACGGTGATACCTGACATCGAGGGTCACATAAGCATGGCAGACGGCACATGGATTTCTAGCCGTTCTAAGCACCGTGAGAACCTAAAACGCAATAACTGCATTGAACTAGGTAACGATGTGCCTACACAGCAAAAAACCCATGAATTTAGCCGTAAAGACCAAGAAGCCCGTAAACGGCAGATTGCTGAAATAGCGTATTCAAAACTTAACTATAGATAGGGAAAACCATGTCAGATGACCGCAGAGAGTTACTGGAAGCCGCACTAGAGCAAGCCGAAGAAGGCACACTTGAAGCACCTGAAGAAAAGGAGATTGAAGTAAATGACGATCCAATCGAAGCCGAAAGCAGTGAAGAAAGTAGCGAAGAAAGCGTTGACCGTGACGAAAAAGGTCGCTTCAAAGCAAAGGAAGCCAGCGCAGAAGTCAATAGCGAAGCCGATCCCGTTGAAGAACCTGACAGCGTGGGACAAGTTCCTGCTGTGGCTGAAGAAGTAAAACGCCCAACTACATGGAAGAAAGAGTATGTAGAAATTTGGAATAAGATGGAAAAGGGCGAACAGCTTAACAAAGAGGATTTCGTTAAGTTTGCTGAATACGCCAACCAGCGTGAAGCCGAATATAAAAAGGGCGTATCTGCCTACAAAGCTGAAGCCGATAACGCTAGACAGTTAACCGAGGCGATTGGCCCATTCGTACCTGAACTTCAAAAGCACGGCATTCATCCCGTAGCTTGGATACAGAATCTAGGTCGGGCGCATTACACGCTGGCTAATGGAACACAAGAACAGAAGCTACAGATGTTCCATAGACTTGCACAAGATTATGGAATACAATTAAATTCAGATAGCTTACAAATGCCTGAACAGGCGTATGTAGACCCGTATCAACAGCAGTTAATGCAACAGCTACAGGCAACACAACAGCAGGTGCAACAACTGTCAGCGATTCGGGAGCAAGAAGAAAATGCTCGTTTGATGTCAGAAATCGAACGGGTAAGTAGTAACAAAGAGCGATTTCCGCACTTTGACATGGTAAGGGAAGATATGGCTCAATTACTTGAGCGAGGTATAGCCCAAGACCTTGAAACGGCTTATGCCAAAGCAGTGCGCATAAACGATGAAGCGTACAAACTGGATCAGGAACGACTCCTGAAGTCAGCAAGTACCCAAGCATCTAAGGCACAGCAAGTAGCAAAAGCTAAAGCAACTGCTGTTAGTCCGAAGTCCGTTACTCCTAGCGGTCAGGTGTCTAAGACAGATGCAAAGGACAGACGCTCAATGCTAATGGCTCAAATAGCCGAGGCAGAAAGCGGTAGGGTTTAACTTAACTTAATAAAGGAAATATCATGGCATTTGCTAATAGTGCAATTACCGATATTATCGCTACTACCATTCAAAGCCGTAGCGGAGTATTGGCAGACAACTTGACGCAGAACAACGCAGTTCTACAGCGTCTTAACTCAAAGGGCAATGTACGCCCATTCTCAGGCGGTAATGTAATCCTTGAGGAAATCATGTACAACGATCCAAATACGAACAATGTTAATTCGTATAGCGGATACGAAGTTTTAAATATCACCCCTGATAGCCCAATCTCTGCGGCACAGTTCAGCATTACTCAGTACGCTGACTCTGTAACCATGAGTGGTCTAGAGATGCTCCAAAACTCGTCTAAAGAAGCAATCATTGACCTGTTAGATGGTCGTATGCAAGTTTCTGAAGCCCGTTTATTGAACCGCATTTCGGGTGACATTTATGGTGACGGTACAGGTAACGGTGGTAAGAACATTACTGGTTTAGCGGCGGCTGTTGCTGTTGCTAACACAACTGGTACATACGGTGGTATCAATCGTGCTAACTGGACATTTTGGCAAAACCAATCTTCTACAGGTGCAGATTCTTCTACCTTGATCCAAGCCGCTATGACTTCTGCCGCAATCAAGTCCGTTCGTGGAACTGATAAGGTAGACCTCATCATTGCTGGTAACACCCTGTATCAACGCTATGTTGCATCCTTACAGGCTATCCAGCGTATTGCTGGTGTAGACGAAGGTGCGGCTGGCTTTGCTTCCTTGAAGTTCTACGGTGGTGGTATGTCTGCCGATGTTGTACTCGGTGGTGGTATTGGCGCACAAGAGAATCCGCTTTATATGTATCTCTTGAACACCAACTACATTTTCTTCCGCCCACACAAAGAGCGTAATTTCGTTCCTATCGGTGGTGAGCGTCAATCGATTAACCAAGATGCAATCGTGAAGCTGTATGGCTGGGCTGGTAACCTTACCTGCTCTAACGCTTCATTGCAAGGTGTCTTGTCAGGCACTTAATCCACTGATTAGAAAAGGAAAATTATCATGGCATATACAACTCTCCCCATTGCTGGCGTAGACTTGGATGGTGTTGCTTACACCAACTCAAACTCCGCTGGCACAGCAATTCCTACCATTGGGCCACTTGGTCTACAGACTTTTGCAAATAATGGCTTACGCTATGTATTCGCACAAGCTGGTGTAGCAATTGCCGCATCAACCGCTACTTGCGTAATCAACGCTTCCACATTCCAAGTTACCTTGGGTGCTGGTACATACTTGTCAGGTGCTTCTATGGCATCGGGCGATTATGGATGGTTTAGCAAGGCTAGTGTTTAATAGCTTTTTGTAGTAAAAACGGGGGGTTACCTTAATTGGTAGCCCCTTTTTTCCTTTTAACAACCTAATACCTTAGGAGAATTAAAAATGGCATTACCTTCAGATGAAAACAACGCAGACAGCCGTTTACAGGTTCGTTTCTACAAGCGACCAGTACAACAGGAACAAGAATCCTTAGAAGCTGGCAGACCAATATTTAAAGAGTTCGACTTTGTACACATCTGTGTAGCTGGCGATACCCTGACCGAGATTGATACCTATGCGCTACCTAGCCATAAGACCCGTTTTCCGATCCAGTGGGCTAACTACATGAACCGTGTGGGCGCAAACGAACCTGATATTGTCGGCACTCCCGTATCGGAATGGCCTATCGTTTCAAAAAGCCAAGCCGAGGAGTTAAGGGCATTGAAGTTCCACACTGTTGAAGCGATTGCACACGCATCTGACCTACAGTTACAGCGCATGGGTATGGCGGCAGGAATGTCACCTTATGCTTTCCGTGACAAGGCAAAGGCATTTTTAAATCTAGCTATCAATGCGGCAGAAACCGATAAGCGTGAAAGCGAAATCAATTCTTTGAAAGAAGAACTTGCCAAAAAGGACTTAGAAACTGCTAAAATAAAAGCAGAAACAGATGCGAAGCTGGCTCAAATGCAGGATCAGATGGCCGCTATACTTGCCGCTGTTGGTGAAAAGAAATCCCGTAAAAAAGCGGTAGCCACAGAGGAAGCCTAATATGTCATACACCATGCTCCAGTTAGTCCAGCAAGTCACCGCTGAACTAAACTTAGCCGTTCCTACCTATGTAGCAGGTAACACCAATCAGGATGTGCAACAAGTCCTAGCGTTGATGAACCGTGCTGGGTTTGACTTGGTTAAGGAGCATGATTGGCAAGCTTTGGAACTAGAGTACCGTTTCTACACCACAGCGATTACCACGACCTGCGACACCATCAACAATACCTACAACCTATTGAATGTGGGTAATGTCACGGGTCTAAACAGCAATTACTCGGTAGTCGGTACAAATGTTCCACAAGATACCTATGTAGAAAGCGTAGCAGGGTCTACCGTAACTGTTAGCCAGCTTGCATCGGCTACCAGCGTAGGTGGAACTGTTACCTTCTCACAGACGAAATACCCCTTACCGCCTGATTTTGAAACCATTACGGACAATACTCATTGGGATAAAACTAAACACTGGCAGATGCTTGGCCCTGAAGATGCCCAGCAATGGCAGTGGCTTAAGTCAGGTTATATCTCAACTGGCCCACGGATTCGCTGGCGCATTTTGGGTAACCAGTTTCAAATTTGGCCACCATATAACACTCAAGAATACTTAGGTTTTGAGTATCGCTCAAAAGGCTGGGCTAGAAGTGCTACCGATCAAGTAAAGAACAGCTTTACTGCTGATACGGATACGACCGTTCTAGATGATACGGTCTTAGTATTAGCCACAAAACTTAAGTATTTCCAAATCAAGTCATTCGATACCACAGCCTTGATGCAAGACTATATGCGGTATCTGAATGTAGCTAAGGCGAATGACAAGGGTTCAGCTACCCTATCCTTTGCTCCGTACCCAAGCAAGGTGCTTATTGGTTACGCCAATATCCCCGACACTGGCTATGGTAGCTAACTATGCCTGTCGCTAAGAAGTTTTCAGCTACTACCGCTTCTGTTCCAGCCCCGATTGGTGGGTGGAATGCTAGAGATTCTGTCGCTGAAATGAACCCGCTAGATGCGGTTGTGCTAGATAATTTTTACCCAACCCCATCACAGATACAGCTAAGAAAAGGCTACACCGAATACGCTACAGGCATCACAGGGCAAGTCGATACCCTGATGCAATATTCAGGCGGTTCTACAAGCAAGTTTTTTGCGGCCGCAGGTAGCGTTATCTATGACATTTCTACTGCTGGTGCGGCAACTTCTGTTGTTACTGGACAAGGTAGCGACCGTTGGCAGTATGTCAATGTGTCTACCGCAGGTGGTAACTTCCTTACGGCAGTCAATGGAACAGATGCCGCCCAACTTTATGACGGCACAAACTGGATAAAGTACGCCAATATTAGCACCGCACAAACTATTAGCAATTTAACCAGTTCAGGCACAACCTGCACCTTAGTTACTAGCGTTGCACATGGTTTGGTTACTGGCAATCAAGTCACTGTTACAGGTGCAAGCCCATCCCAGTACAACGGTACATTTAAAATAACGGTCGTAAACGGCACAACCTTTACTTATGTAGC